GATGTACATTTTGGAGATGTGATTCCAGGATATCTTGATTCTCAAGTTGAATGTTTAAAAAATATCTATAATTCTGATAATTTTGATCATGTTTTAATCCTAGGTGACGTATTTATTAAGAGGTCACCTAAACCAAATGTCTTATTAAAAACTCAAAAATTCTTAGAGTTCATTTCTAAAAAAAGTGACGTAACAATTATAAAAGGAAATCACGATGCAGAAACTAAAGCAGATGATGGGGTCACGGCTCTCAGCTTGTTTAAAACAAGCAAAGTCCGTATATTCGAACACATTGGGGCGGATAATGAAATGGGGTGGTTCTTCATCCCTCATTACGAAAACGAGGACTTTATTAAAAAATCTTTGGAATCTTGTCCCCGACACTATTTGGTGTTTGGTCACTTTGGTTACGATGATTATATGTCTCATTCTGGCAGGTATGGGGGGCTTATTAGTCTTGATGATTTTCATAATCGTACATTTTTGGGGCATTTGCACAGCAATATTACAAAAAACGGAGTTACGGTCCTAGGCACTCAATATACCACCTCTTATCGTGAGAACGACAAAGTAAGTTGGTATGGCGTATTAGAGGGAGAGCCTCATAACTGGACGTATACTCAAAAGAAGGTTGAGGGTTTTGGGGGACCAAGACACTTAACTTATGATATAGAAGATGTATACCCCAATATAGACAAAATAAATGATCCATCTTACTTTACTTTGTTGAGGGTGTGGATAGACTCTTTGTCTGGAGATAATATCGTTAGCTTGCAAGATGATCTCCTTAAATGCTGTAATGTAGAACAAATTGACATACAGTATAATCCTGTCTTTACCGATGATGAGATAAGTAACTTTACACCTTCAGGTGATGTGTTTTCTATAACAGATGATATGATTGACAGTTATATTGAACAAACTACAACCACACTCTCTAAGCAGGATTTGTTAGAGGGCTTACAGATCCTAAAAAATGCAGATTAAAAAAGTATCAATTCAAAATTTTTATTCCATCAAGAAGATAGACTTCGATTTTGCGAAATATAAGGGTGTTACTCTTATTGAAGGTGAGAATAAAGATACTGGGGGGTCCAACGGAGCAGGTAAGAGTGCTTTATTTGAAGCGGTGGTATGGGGCTTATACGGAAAGACAATAAGAAAGTCTACCGAGGCTGCGTTGATAAATGTTACCGCAGGAAAAGATTGTAAGGTAGTTGTATACATAGATGATGATGTAGTGATTGAGAGATGCAAGAAGCCTACGTCATTACAATTTAAAAAGGGTAAAGATAACCTCACTAAGGATAATGCCCAAGAGACACAGAAAGCTATTGAGCAATATCTTAAAGTAGATTATAAAACTTTCATGACCTCCATGGTTATGGGACAACATAATGCTCTTGAGTTTTTGGGAGCTACCCCTGATGACAAGCGTTTAATAATCAAGAACTTCTTGAACTTGGAGGATATATTTAAAACCAGGGAGAAGGTTAAGTCTTTTAAATCACAATTTAATAATGAAGTTAAAAATAGAACTTTCATTATTAAAGAATATTTGAAGGATGTAAAGGAATTAGAAGACAATCTTAGTGTTATAGAAAAGGATAAAGGCAAATACGAATTTAGTGATGATTTAAAGAATGTAAAGATGTCAGATATTCTGCAAAAAGAAGAAGAGGCAGTAGAATTATCTAAAATTGCGGTTTATCTTAAGGATGATGTTATTCCTGGTTTACAGGCTGCACTTTTTAAACTTGGTGTTAAAGTTAACAAGGGGATCTATGAAGATACCGAGGTATGCAATGAATGTGGATCTTCTTATGTAACAGGGCAAGGTAAAGGTGATTTAGAAAAGCTTGACTATCAAATAAAACAACTTATAAATCTAAAAGAGATTAAAGAACGAGAGCTGGTAAGTAGTATTGTAAAAAAGGCATCTATAGATATTCCTATTAGGTCAAAAGACCTTGGTAAGTTTCAGGAATTCTTGGATCTGTGTAAGTCAGAAGATTCTTACAGAGAGAGATTGGAACAACTTCAACAAAAGATAAATGATCAAGAAGCAGAGAAGTTAGATAATCAAAGGAAGTATGAGTTAATGAAATTCTGGGAGAAAGCATTCTCAGAACAAGGACTTATTCAATACGTTATTAGAAATGTATTGGGTTACCTTAATGCAAATTGTAACAAATATGTTTCCTTGCTTTCGTCGGGTAAGATGAAGATTGAATTTGATGAAAAGTTGAATGAAACTATTCAATGTGGAGGTAAGGAAATACAGCATATTTCCCTTTCTGGAGGTGAGAAACGTAAGATAAATATAGCAATAATGTTGGCTTTGCAGGACTTATTAGCTATAGTAACAGGGAGCAATACTAATCTTCTTTTTCTTGATGAAATCGCTGAGAATTTAGATGAGGATGGTATCAAGGGCTTGTATATATTAATGCGAGAATTGAGAAAAAGTAAGGATTTGTTCGTAATTACACATAATAATAATTTGAAATCTGCGTTGGATTTCGGGAATAAGGTCACTATTATAAAGGCTCGCGGTTACTCCAAGTTAAAGGAAAAGTCATGACAATTGCACAACTGAACGATCTCGGCCAAACTATTTTTGAACAAAGGTATGCATATCCAGGCGAGAAGACTTGGAGAGATCGTGCTAGGGCTGTAGCACAACATGTAGCGGCTGCGGAGAGTGATAAAGACAAGGAATCGGTGTGTAAGAGGTTTTATGACGCTATTGCCTCAGGGGATTTTATCCCAGGAGGGAGGATCCTTTTTGGGTCAGGTAGAAAGGATTACAATCTATTAAATTGTTATGTATTACAGCCAGGAGACTCTGTTGCGTCTATAGGTAAGTTGATTCAAGATGCTTATCGTATCTCCTGTGCTGGTGGAGGGATCGGGTTTAATTTTTCTAAGATTCGCCCCAAGGGAGATGATATCCAAAATATCGCCAATTCCGCTCCCGGTTCGGTGTCTGTTATGCGTATGATTAATGAGATAGGTAATCATGTGAGGGCAGGGAAGAACCGCCGCACTGCTTTGATTGGTATTTTGGATGTTACCCACCCTGATTTGTTAGACTTCCTTCACGTTAAGCTAGACAAGAAAGAACTAACAAACTTTAATATTTCAGTAGCGATTACTGATAGGTTTTTGGAGGCGTGTGATAATGATGAAAATTGGTATTTTACTTTTAATAGTAGGAAGTATCATATTTATTCGTTCAATCGTGTTAGCAAGGAAGGAGTAGATTCAATCAATGTGGTGGGGTTGAATGAGGAGGATGCCCATAACAGAGCCGTACAGCATTATTCTGTAGGTTCAGGAAATACTTTCAATTTTGTCAGGGAGACTCCTTTAAAAGCAAAAGAGCTTTGGAACCAGATTTGGGGCAATGCAGTAAAGTCTGGAGATCCTGGTATTTATAATATTTCACTATCAAATAAGTATACTAATGTTACTTATTTTGAGACTTTAGATTCGACTAATCCTTGTGGGGAGATTCCTTTGCCTAATTTTGGTAATTGTTGCCTGGGACATGTTAATCTTTCAAACATGGTTGAAGATGGGGAGTTTGATTGGAAGAGGTTTGCAGCTTCAGTTAGGACGGGGATTAGATTTCTCGATAATGTATTAACCGTTAATTCATTCCCAATTGAAGAGTGTCGTGAAGTTGCTCATAAGTCTCGTCGTATTGGTTTGGGTATTATGGGATACCATTACATGCTTATTAAGCTGGGTATTAAATATGGTAGCGATAAATGCCTTGAGTTCTCAGACAGACTAATGAGTACCTTCCGTGATGAAGCGTATAAAACTTCTCTTTATCTTTCTAGGGATAAAGGTCCTTTTGAAGAGTTTAATGCGTCAAAGTATCTAAAAGAAGAATTTGCAAGGACGCTCCCTGCTAGGATTAGAATGCTTATTAGGGAGCATGGGATCAGAAATGCAGTTATGCTAACTGTAGCTCCAACAGGTACCATTAGTATGGTGCATGGAGTGTCTTCTGGAGTGGAGCCTATTTTCTCTGCGATGTACAAGAGGCGATATAGAGAAAATAATACATGGCAGGAAACTGTGGTTGTTGACCCTTTGTTTAAGGAATATTATGAGAAGGGCTCGAATTTGGATAATTTTGTAGGAGCATATGATGTGTCTCCTAAGCAGCACATGGCAGTGCAGGCAGTTTTCCAGAGGTATATCGATAGTAGTATCAGTAAAACCATTAATCTTCCAGAAACTTCAACAGCGGAAGAATTAAGTAATACTGCTTTAGCATTTGCTCCTTATTTAAAAGGTCTAACTATTTATAAGGCAGGGTCTAAAGGCCAAGAGCCTCTAGAAGCTATTGCATTAACTGAAGAAAATATTCAAAAATACATGGGTGTAGAGTCTGTAATAGAGGAGGAAGTTCAAGACGCAACTATGTGTTCAATTAATGGAGGTGACTGTGGTTAAAGTTAAAGAGAAAAAGAAAACACTTAAGGTAGAAGCTCTAGGTAATAGAGTATTAGTAAGAAGAGATGACCCAGAGGAGGTTACAGAGGGTGGGATTATTCTTGCTGCGGGAGCACAAGAACAGCCTTTAGAAGCAGAAATTTTTGGAGTTGGTGATGATTGCCTTTCTTTAAAAGTAGGAGACAAGGTTTTAGTGCCACCCCATGCCGGAACATATGTAATGCTAAGAGGTAATGGATTTATTATTATGTCTGAAGATGAGGTAATGGTAAGAATCCATGAAGGAGATTAATGCCCTTTTACACTTTTGAATGTGATGAATGCGAGGTTTATTGGGAGAAAGAAGCTCCTATGAGTAAACCCCCTAAAAGAAGTAAATGTTCTCTATGTAAAAAGCAAAGAGATAGAGTATTTACAGCCCCAGCGATCCACTTTAAAGGTATGGATTTTTATACTAACCAAGCTAAATTAGAAAAATATAAAAAATACGGGATGGATAAAGAGACAGCAGACCAGTTTTTAAAAACAGAATGTGAATATTCAAAAGATCGGACTAAGGAAAGTGCTAAAGTTTATAAAAGAGTGGTGCCTAATTTTGAGAAGATGGTAAAAGAAGGCACCGCTCGTAGATGCTCAGACAAAGAAATTGCCAAACGCAAAGAAAATGCTAGAAAAATGACGGCAGATCTGTATACTAAGACAGGAAGAGACCCTCACAAAGACATTAACCCTAATTTAAACTCGATTTACTAAAAACCAATGAAATACAGTTTCTCTGACAATATTCAACGGACTATTTTGTATCTCTTGAAGTCTGACAAGGACTTTTATCTGCAAATTGTCAATCTTGTAAAGCCTGAACATTTTGAATTTCCAGTACATGGGAAGATATTTTCTCTGACTAGGGAGTATTATGATAAGTATCTAAAGCTTCCTACTGATGATGTGCTCATCGAAATGGTGAGGGAAAATAAGCCTGTATCTGAAGATATGTCAGACTATCAGGATGAGATTACCTACATTAATGGGTTGGATGTAAGTGCTTTTGATAGTAAAGATTTCTTGTTGGACTACATCGAGGATTTTGCTCGTAAGCAGGAAGTCAAAGAAGCTATCCGTAAGTGTGTAGATCTAGTTAGGGAAGATAGGCTAGATGAGACTGAGGAGACCATTAGAAAAGCTCTTATGGTTTGTAGAACTGTCGATAATGGACAGATTTATTTCTCCTCAGTGAAAGAAAGGTGGGAACGCTTACTAGCCAGAAGGGATATCGACAAGTTTAAAACCATTTTCCCAGTATGTAATAATTACCTAGAAGGTGGGCATAATGCAAAGGAATTGTGCATGGTGGTAGCATCTGCTGGAACAGGAAAGAGCCTGTTTCTGGTGAATCAAGCTGTGGCTACTATGATGGAGAATAAGAAGGTGTTGTACATTTCTTTGGAGATGTCAGAGGATAAGATTGCAAACAGATTTGATTCAATTATTACCATGTTGCCCGTGGCTAAACTTAAAGAGCCTTCAACGCAGCTTTTGTTGAATGAGCGTCTTGCTTTGTTTAAGGAGCATTTTCCTAAATCACATCTAGTGATTAAGGAGTTTCCAACAGGACAAGCTAATGTAAACACCTTGAGAGCCCTTTTAGTGCAGTTGAAGAGTTATGACAATTTTGAACCCGATCTTATTATTGTGGATTATCTTGAACTTCTACGTCCAGTCCGTCTTATCGAGCAGGAGTATATGGCTCAACAGCGAATCGCAGAAGAACTCAGAGGACTTGCTGTAGAGTACAACTGCCTTGTGTGGACAGCTTCTCAGGTTAACCGTGAGGGTAGGAGAGTGAATCTTATCACTGATGCACAGCTTGCTGATTCTTACGGTAAGATTAGGACGGTGGATTGGGCTCTGTCACTAAACCAAACAGAGGAAGAATATGACAATGGCAAAATGAGGGGTTATGTTATTAAGGCTAGAGACAGTAAGCAAAGGTATGTAATCCCTATGGATGTAAATTATGCTACTTTGAGGATGACAGAGGGAACTTTAATGCAAGAGAGTGATGAGTTAACAGAACTTACCGCAACAATGTGAGGAAACAAATGAATGATCTAGAACAAAGTCTTAGAGATATTACAGAAGAGGCTTACCCTAATATTGCAAGGCAGATTACAAAGATTAATCCAGCCGACATTAATGATGAGTTGCAAAAACAGGCAAGTTTGTATTCGTGGTATTATGGGATACTAGCCTTATGTAAGAAGAAGGTTAGAGAGGCAGAATCCAATCTAGAGATTTTTGAATCTTTAGCTCGTAATGATGAGTATAATCGTCGTACGGAGGAAGGGTTGAAAGCTACAGAAAAGATTATGGAATCGCATATAAAGTCTTTAAGTCAGTATAGGGAATTAATAAATACTAAAATAGAACTGGAAACTAAGTATGAGTTGTTGAAGGGGCTTGTGACCAGCTTATCCCATAAAAAGGATACTTTGATTCAGATGTCTTCCAACGCGAGAGCAGAAAAAAATATCTACAATTAGTTGACAATCGGTGTTGATTTGACTATAATACTCGTAACAGTTTTTAACAAACAAACTAACTAAGCAAATAGGAGAAACTAATGGCAATTAATCTTGATGAACTTCGTCGTAAGCATGAGGAACTTAGTGGTGGTGCTAAGGCTAAGTCTAACCAATCTTTCCTCGATAACTTTCTTCGGTTGGAAGAAGGTACTAATTTGATTCGTATCCTTCCTTGGAAGGATGACGAGAATCAATTTTACGCAGAGACTAAGATCCACCGCGTAGAAACTAGTGAGGGTGTGATTAGAAACTTTCACTGTCGTAAGGTGCATAATGAGGAGTGTCCTCTTTGTGATACTTATTACGCTCTGTGGAACAAGTCTACGGCTCAGGATGACCAATGGGCTAACTTGGCTAGAAAGATCAAGCCCCGTGAGCGGTATTACATGAACGTGATCGCACGTTCGGATTCTGATGATCAACCTGTGAAGATCTTGTCTGTTGGGCAGATGATTTTCAAGAAGATTATCGGAACAATTCTTGATGAGGATTTTGGGGATATTACGGATCTTCAAAGTGGGCACGACTACAAGATCGTGAAGGTCATGGATGGTCAGTGGCCTAAGTATGATCAGAGCCAACCACGGCCCAAGCCAGAATCAGCAGGATCCGATAAGAGCAT